AGGGTACTCCATAACTTTTTTAATCATCTTTTGAATAGTATCAAAGCTTCTTGAAAAAATAACTCCATTACCTGATGTAAATTCTTCTGTAAACGGTTTAAATCTTAATTCTCTTTCTTCTTCAGTCCATCCTTTACTTAAAATAGTTGGCTTACCGTCAATAATCGCCACAACTAAATACTCTTCCGTAATGTCATTGATGTTAATTACATCGTTTTGTTTTTGTGTTTGAATTTTCATTATTTTTATTTTAATTGTTAAATATTTCGTATTGTAAACTATCTAATCTATCAATAACATTTCCGTTATATATATTTCCCCAATAGTCACATCCTATTTCATTAAATAATTCTCTCAATAGTAAAGTACTTTCTTTGTTGTTAAGCCATTTTAACCACTTATCACAATACTCATACTCTTTACTGCATTTTTCAAAAGCTAAACTCAAATATTTTTTTAATCCGTAAAATTCTGCATTAACTCTATCTTTTTCATAAGCGTCTACATCTATAATATGCAACATATTATTGAATTTAGGGTAAACCAATAAATAACTTTGTGGGACTTTCATAGTTTATTTTTCAAATCTTGATTGTAAATTAGGTAAAGTAAGGAAGTTTAAACCCTCTTGTAGTCTTAATTCATTCATTTTGACAAATGATTTATAAGCTAATCTAAAATTTCTAACTGTTAAATACATATTCATTCTTTTTTGATAAACTGATGATGTCATAATTTCTAATAGTTTTTGTTATTATTTCTGATACAAATATACACCAAAACACAACTTAAAAACAAACTTTTTCGATGAATTGCATTTATAATCGATGAAATACAATTATATTTGAATATTTACGCACTTTAATATATAAAAGTATTACAAGTTTGTAAGTTAAAAATAATTGTTATATTTGTGGTTAAAATGGTTTGTTGTGGGAAAAAATAAATACATAGAAAGCCCTGAAAAGATGTGGGAACTATTTACTCTTTATAAAAAAGAAGTTAAAGAAAATCCTATTATAGTAAAAGATTGGGTTGGAAAAGACGCTACTGATGTGTATAGAGAAAAAGAAAAGCCTCTAACAATGGTTGGCTTTGAATGTTTTGTTTGTGATAATACCGATATTACTTATCCTGACTTAACGGCTTATTTTGAAAATAAAGATAATAAATACGAAGATTATTTCCCCATCACATCACGTATTAAGGCAGAAATTAAGAACGACCAAATTAATGGCGGTATGACAATGATATACTCTCAAAATCTAACCGCAAGATTAAACGGATTTAGTGATAATGTAGATTTAACTACTAAAGGAAAAGAAATACAAAACACACCAACAACTATCCAAGTCGAAATAACACGACCAAATGAAGATTAATGCAACACCAGTATTTGAAAAAAATTGGAATGCTTTAAATACTGAAAGATATAAATATATTATAAATAGCGGTTCTTCACGTTCAAGTAAGACTTTTTCAATACTTCAAATATTTTGGATATTAGCTTGGACTAAGCCACGTACAAAATTAGCGGTTTTTAGAAATACTAAAAAAGATTGTAAGGATACTATTTTACAAGATATGTTAAAGTATTACCCAACGCTTGAGAATTACGATAGTATTAAATTTAATAAAACTGAAAGTATTTTTACGTTTCCTAACGGTTCAACTATTAATATTGAGGGAACTGATGATGAATTAAAAGTACACGGTTATCATTCGGACTATCTTTGGTTTAATGAGTTTTATAAAATGCCAAAAGAAACATTTGACCAGTTAGACATGCGTTGTAGTGGTTCTGTTTTTATGGACTACAACCCAGTTGGTAAACTTTGGAGTGATGATTTAGTTAAGCAAGATAATGCAATATTAATTCATTCAACATTTAAAGATAATCCATTTTGTCCTTTAGAGCAAAAAAAGAAAATACTATCATACGAGCCAACAGAATATAATATACAACAAAACACCGCTTCTGATTATATGTGGTGCGTATATGGGTTAGGTTTAAAGGCAGAAAAACCAAACCGAATATTTCGCAATTGGCAACAAATGGAAGATAAAGCGTTTTGCGATTTGCCTTATCAAAGCTATTACGCTACGGATTTTGGACTATCAGCACCAACGGCAAATATTGAGTTTAAATTTGATGGAGATAAAACATTCTTTTTTCATCAAAGGATTTATAAACCAATGAACCAAATGGAGGGAACGTTATCGGATGAATTTGATAAATTATCCTCTATAAAGCAAAAAGAAAACATTTGTGATAGTGGTAATGAATTAAATAAATCAGAGGGAACAAAGCTACGTAATAGCGGTTATAATGTAATTTTTGCGCAAAAAGGTCACGGAAGTATTAACGCTGGAATTGAAACGTTACAAAAGTGTAATGTATTTTATACAAAAAGTTCTATCGATTTGGAAAACGAGTATGAAAACTATAGTTGGAAAATGTATCAAGGTATTCAAATGGATGTTCCCGAAGATAACCAAAACGACCACGCTTTAGATTGTTGCAGAATGGGTGTAAGTTGGTATGTTAAAACAAGAGGATTGTCGATATAAATTATTATATTTGCTTTGAACTTAAAATAATTAGATTATGACACCAAGTGAAAAACTAGAACGTAAAATTATAAATAAATTACAAAAAAAAACACAAAAAAACATCGATAAACAGATAGAACATCACTATAAATCAATGTTTAACTCTTATAAAAAAGAACCCAAACTTACAGGATTATTGAATAATGTTTAAAATAATCCCTAACTTTTACCCAATGTAAATATTTATTTCGTAATATTGCAAATAATAACGTTGTGAAACGTAGTTAAAAATGATAAAACAACACATTTTAAAATCTAAAGTCTTAACTGATATTATTATCGGTTAGGGCTTTTTTTCGTTATGGTAGAAAAGTCATTCAGTCTATTTGGAAGAGAAATATTTCGTGTTGAACGCAACAGGGCTGGGCAATTTAGCTATCAGTTTCTTGATGGCGGTAATGATTTTATAAACAACGAAAAGTATTTAGCGATGTCTTTAGACAATCCAGTACTAATGACTATTTGTGCTATTCGTTCCGCTTTGTATTCTCAAATGGAAATAAAGCACGTCGATAGAAAAGGTAAGATAATTGACAATTCGCCATACGTTAAATTATTGCAACAACCAAACTACTTTCAAAGTCAAAATGATTGGTTGTTTCAACAAATGTGGTTTTTGTCAACGGCTGGAACTAACTTTATTTTAGAGAAAAAAGTATTTACAAATGATGTTCCAAAAGCAATATTTAATCTTATTCCAAGCGAAATTGATTTAAACAAAGCGCATAAGATTAATAAATTTATTGTTACTGAAAAAGATAAAAAAGCATTTGGAGAACGTGAAATAAAATACACTTTAGATAATACAGAATATCCAATTAAGATTAATGAGTTAATTCCATTATATGATTTATCAAACGGATTAACAAATAATTCTTTTTTTACAAGCGAAAGCAGAGTTAAAGGAGTTTGTAAAGTACTGCAAAACATTGATGAAAATTTAAGGTCAAAGAATAAAAACCTTAAAATGTCACAAAAATATTTAGCTAAGAACTCCAGCGATGGAAACGAGGCGCAAATATTAGACAATGATAGAAAAGATATTTATTCAAAAATAGAAGTAAACAGTACAATTATAACCAATCGCAATATCGATGTTAAGCATTTAGTTAGCGATATGAAAAAATTGTTTTTAGATGAACAGTTTGCAGATGATGCTAACAAAGTTTTATTAGCTTTCGAAATGAGTAAAAACGTTCTTAATTATTTCGCTAAGGATAGCACCTTTGAAAATCAAAATCAAGGTTTGATTAGTTATATTCAAAACTCTATACAAACTACTGCTAAAAACACTATGAACAGTTTAGCAAGTCAATGGGGATTGTTTGAGCGTGGCGAAAAGTTAATTGCTAGTTACGACCATTTAGCTTGTATGCAGTCGGTTGTAAATGATAAAATTAAATCATTTACCGAAATGCAAAACGCTATTAAGCTAGCTATTGAAAATCAAGTTATGGATATTCCAACGGCTAAAAAAATGAGTGATGAATTTAAAACTAAATTGGGATTATGAGTACTAAATTAACATTGAACGAAATAAATAAACAGTTAGAAAAAAAGGATTTACCCGAGAAACTGCGCAAATCTTTGGAAACTAAAAAAGAAATATTGTCTAATGATAAAGACGTTAAAAAATGATAAAATGTGTATTATTCCCTAATAAAGAATTTGCAACTAAAGATGAGTTATTCAAAGAGTTAAAAGCAAATGAAAATAAAATTATTGATTTAAAAAAATCAGTAATTCAAGAAAGCTTGTCTAAAGGACAAATAGGACTGCTTACTTTGGATAAAGTAGATTTAACAGATACTAAATTCGATATTAAAAAAGGGTTTATTTATCCAGTTATTTCTACAACAAATTATTTAGACACTCACGACGATGTTCATTTTAAAGGATGTTTTGATAATACAGTAAAAGACCAACAAGGCAAAGTTCATTATACTAGCGACCATGTTTTACAATTACAAAATATAATAGCTTGGAAAGACGATGTAAAGATGTTTGTAAAAGAAATTGACTGGTCACTTGTTGGAAAATCATATAGCGGCACAACACAGGCTTTAATTTTTGAAATTGAAGAAGATAAAGTTATAAACGAAAAAGCATTAGAATTAATTAAAGCAAAAAAGCAAGTAGAAAATTCAATAAGAATGAGATACATTCATATTAAATTAGCTATTAATTCAAACGATGAGGATTACATTGACAACAAAAGTTATTACGATTTAAAAATAAAAGAAATAGCAAACAAAGAAGAGGCTATAGAAAGAGGTTATTTTTGGGGAGTAGAGGAGTTGCAGATATTTAAAGAAGGTAGTTTAGTAGTTGCTGGAGGTTCAAATGATGCAACTGCAATTATATACGAAAATAAACAAGAGCCGTTGGAGAACACTCTTGATAACGAGCCGTCCGATGACACTCAAACGAGTAAAAACAATTATTATTTAGGATTAATTTAAAAATCAAAAACAATGAAATTTAAACAATTTTTAGCCAGTAAGGGAATTACGGCAGATGCTTTTGCAACAATGAAAGCAGAAGAGCAAGCAAAGTTACACACTGACTTTTTAGATACACTTGAAGGAGTTTCTAAGTCAGACTTTGACGCGCTTAAACAAGAACTTGACACGTTAAAATCAACTAACGTAAATCAAGATACAATTGACACTTTAAAAAATCAATTAGACGATTTAGCTTTAGAAGTATCTGAGAAAGCCGATAAAGGTTCGGAATCTACTCCAAAAACTTTAGTAAAAGAAATTGAAGAAAACAAAGAAACTTTAAAATCTATTATTGGAGGTCAAAGAGGCGAGGTAGAAATTAAAGCACTTACAACTAGAGCTTCTATTTCAGGAAATACAAACGCTTATGTTTTGCCAAATATTGGTCAGCTAGGCGTTAAAGCTAGAGCATTGTACGATGTGTTGCCTAAAATTCAAATTTCTAATCGTTCAAATGATAATGGTATCATCAAGTATCACGATTGGGATGAGGACACAATAGCAAGAGCAGCCGCAATGGTTGCTGAGGGTGGAACATTCCCTGAAAGTACTGCTGCATTTATCGAAAGAACAATGCCTATTCGTAAAATTGGAGATACTTTACCAGTTACAGAAGAGTTTGAAGAGGATTCTGCTTTAGCTGCTGCCGAACTTGAGAGATTTTTGGATGTTAACGTTAACACCGTTATTGACAATCAAATTATAAATGGTGACGGTACAGGGCAAAATCTAACAGGTTTGTTAACTTCTGCACCAAATTATACGCCAGTTGCCGCTTCAATTCCAGCCGCTAACATTAAAGATTTAGTTCGTAAAATGCGTACTACAATTGTTAAAAGTAGAGGTTCAAAATACAATCCTGATATTGTAGTTATGAACTCAGATACTTTTGACCAATATTACTTAGCAAAAGATTTGAATAATAATTATTTATTTGATTCTTTAAACGGAACAATTGGAGGGTTATTTGTTGTTGAAGATAACAATATGCCTGACAACCAATTAGTAGTTGGCGACAGAAGATTTGCTACAATCTACGAAAAAACAGGAGTTGTTATTTCTGAAGGATTAGTAAACGCTCAATTTACA